AGATGGGAAGTATATGATAGAGATTTAAAAAAATACGAAGTTTTGACTACTCAAGACTTGCTTAAAAGAGGATTGTTAAGTACTCCTATAAAAGGAAAGAAAAAAATTTATAATAATTATAAATTTGCTATCGATAATGTACAGGCTATACCGTTTACTACAAATCAGTCTTTATTAATAGACCCGTATGTAATGGGATGTATTCTTGGAGATGGTCACATTAGTCATGATCAGGTGTGTATAGCTGGAGCAGACAATCAAATATTTGATGAAATTTCTTCGATTTTAGGATCAGACTATTTATTAACCTGTGGAGGATATTGTAGAAAAAACATTACATATAAAAATAGATTTAGTGAAGAATGTAAAAAATTATATAACGGTAAATTTGGTTGTAACCCCTTGTTTAGAAATTTTAAAAGTTTAGGTTTGGGAATAAAAGGAAAAAATACAAAGTTTATTCCTGAAATATATAAAACAGCATCTATAGAAAATAGAATTAGTTTAATTCAAGGAATGATGGATACTGATGGATATATAAATTCTAAAGGAATAAATATAAATTTTACAAATACTAATAAAAGATTGATTGATGATTTTACATATGTGTGTAGATCTTTGGGTTTAAAAGTAACTATAGTAAAAAAGATAGATAAAACATACAACTCTATTTTTTATAGAGTTCTCTTTAGTGGTAATATTTCTTTTGATATTTTTAGATTAACTAGAAAAAAACTTAGATTTGATTTAAGAAAAGATAAGGGAGTATTTACAAGAAACCCGATAGTTTCTATAAAACATTTAGGATATAAAGAAGAATCCTCTTGCATAGTAGTAGATAATCCAAATCATTTATACATAACCAGAGATTTTATTGTTACTCATAACTCTTATTTTCATACAGCTAAACTAATAAATCAATTGTGGTTTGAAGAAGGGGTTACTTTAAAAATGGGAGCTTCTCTTAAAGATTATATTAATGAAAAAGGTTCTTGGAAATACCTTAATGAATACGCTAAGTTTTTAAATGAACATACTGCTTGGTATAGACCTTTAAATCCTGATAAAGTGATGATGTGGCAGCAGAAGATTGAAAAAGTAATATCAGGTAAAAAGATAGAACGTGGTCTAAAAGGTACTATTCAAGGAATTTCTTTTGATAAAAATCCTACAACCGGTGTAGGAGGGCCGACTAAAATATTTTATTATGAGGAAGGTGGTATCGCTCCTACTGCAGATCAGACATATGGTTTTATTAAACCGGCTCTTCAAATGGGTATGATTACAACTGGAATATTTATAATTGGTGGTTCTGTAGGAGATCTTGATCAATGCGGGCCCTTAAAAGAATACTTATATCATCCTGAAGGAAACGGATTTTATGGGATAGAATCTAATTTAATTGATGATAAAGGTACCATAGGTAAAACGGGATTATTTATACCTGAACAATGGTCCATGCCACCTCACATTGATCAGTTCGGTAATTCTTTAGTAGAAGCCGCCTTAAAAGCATTAGATAATTATTTTGTTAGTGTTAAAAAAGACATGTCTCCTGAAGCATATCAACTTGAAGTTTCTCAACATCCTCGAAATATTTCTGAAGCTTTTGCTCATAGAAAATTATCTAAATTTCCTCAACATCAGGTTTCTGCTCAAGTTAGAAGAATTGAAGAAAAAGAATATCCTCATGAGTATGTAGATTTATATCGAGATGCTGATGGAGTTCTTAAAGATCGACTTACTGAAAAATTACCTATTTCAGAATTTCCATTGAGTAAAGTTAGTACTAATAAAGAAGGTGTCTTAGTTGTTTGGGAAAGACCCACTAAAGACTTAGAATTAGGAATGTATTATGCTTCTGTGGATCCGGTATCGGAGGGCCGTACCACGACTAGTGATTCCTTATGTTCTATTTACGTGATGAAAGCAGCAAGGGAGGTCACCCGGGTAAAGTCTCAAGGTCCAGATGAAGTTTTTATAGAGCGTGATAAGATAGTAGCGGCATGGACTGGTAGATTTGATGATCTTAATAAAACACATGAAAGACTTGAAAACATAATAGAATGGTATAAAGCATGGACGATTATAGAAAATAACGTATCCTTGTTCATCCAGTATATGATATCTAAAAGGAAGCAATTGTACATGGTTCCTAAAAAACAGATTATTTTCTTAAAGGATCTGGGTGCTAATGAGAATGTATTTCAGGAATACGGTTGGAAGAATACAGGAAAGCTCTTTAAAGAACATCTTTTAAGTTATTGTATAGAATATTTAACAGAAGAATTGGATGTGCAAACTAAAGAAGATGGTACTGTAGTTAAGACTACCTATGGTATTGAAAGGATCCCGGATATAATGGCTATGAAAGAAATGCAGGCATATGAGGATGGTCTCAATGTAGATAGATTAGTAGCTCTTTCTGCCCTTATAGCATTTTGTAAAATGCGTCAATCTAATTTAGGATTAAAGAAGGTTAGAGAAGAATACGATAAAAGTTTGCGTAAACCAGAAAATTTTAGTAAATTAAGCTATAATCCATTTAGACATATGGGAAGCAGTGGTAAGAAAACTATGGGAACAATGACTATAAACAGATCACCTTTTAAACATTATAAGTAATTTAATTCTATACAATGGAGATTTTATCAGCAATGTCCTTAAAAAGTGGAAAAAAAGCCGAAAATAATAGACTTGGAACACTTAATCAACCATTACAGTTTATTCCAAAAAAGGAAAAAGATGAAGATTGGTGTTCATGGAATTTGGATTGGTTAGAATGGCAAGGACTTAAGCAAATACGTAGGAATGCTAGACGTTTGATGAAGAATTATAAGTTGGCTAAAGGTATTATTGATAAAACCGATTATATTGTTGAAGATGACACCGAATACAAAGATCTAGTTGATGTGCTCACTAAAGAAGATTCATCAGCATTAGAACTTAAATTCTATCCTATTATCCCTAATGTTATTAATACTTTAGTTTCGGAATTTGCAAAACGTAATACTCAAGTTACTTTTAGAAGTACTGACGACATATCTTATAATGAAATGTTAGAGTTAAAGAGAGCTGAGATTGAAAAAGCTTTAGTTTTTGATGCTCAACAAAAGATGACGGTTAATCTTCTGGAAGCAGGTATGGATCCTGAATCAGAAGAGTTTAAACAAGAAATGGATCCTGGAAAAATAAAAACACTTCCAGAAATACAATCTTTTTTTACTAAGAGTTATAAGTCTACCGTTGAGCAATGGGCTGAACACCAGTTAAAAGCTGATACTGAAAGATTTTCAATGGAAGAATTAGAAGAAAGAGGATTTAGAGATTCTTTAATTACAGATCGTGAATTTTGGCACTTTAAGATGCTTGAAGATGATTATGATATTGAACTATGGAATCCGGTTCTTACATTTTACAGAAAATCTCCAGATACCCGGTATATAGCTGATAGCTTTTATGCTGGTAAATTTGATATGATGACTGTTGCTGATGTAATTGATAAGTATGGTTGGTTAATGACAGAAGATCAAATGGCAAGTCTTGAGATACTGTATCCTGTAAGATCTGCAGGATACCCTATTCAAGGTTATCAGAACGATGGTTCTTATTATGATGCTACAAAATCTCATGCTTGGAATACCAATCCTCCTAGTTTACAATATCGACAGTTTACATCCATGTGGGATAATTCTCAAATGGGCGGTGATATAGTTAATTGGATCATGTCTGAAAATGAAGATTATTTTATGTTAGGTAATACTGATATGCTAAGAGTAACTACCGCATATTGGAAATCTCAAAGAAAAGTAGGACATCTTACTAAAATTGATGATGCTGGTAATATTTCTCAAGATGTAGTAACTGAAGACTATAAAATAACAGACAAACCAGTTTATGATACTACATTATTTAAAAACAAAACTAAACAGAATTTATTTTTCGGTGAACATATAGATTGGATATATATTAATCATGTATACGGTGGTGTAAAAATTGGTCCACATCGTCCAGGATATTGGGGTAATAATGGTACTGGCGGTCCACAACCTATATATCTTGGT